CCGCCACGGAAGCACATGCAAAATTAGAAGTTACGACCCAGCCAAAGCAAAACGACATGCTTAAATCTCACAAACCAGAAAAATCCGAATGGGACGAACTGCCTGATATTGTTGTATTTTTTGAAAAGCACAAGCCGAACGGCCCGATACAACTTAACGGAGAAACCACGATTATAAACCCTGAATTATTTATATCTAACCACCTATCCGTCGCCCTACAATATCAAGGCAGCCGGATAGGTGTGCCATACCTGCATCGGCTGAAAAAACTCAAACAGTTAATGGAGGCCTACGCAAAAAAATAAACACGCATCACATGCCCAAAGGACGCCCAGCCAAACCCACCACACGACACAAAGCCGACGGCACATACCAGCCCGTCCGGCACGCTAACCGCTTAGAGGTTGCGCCCGCAAAGAATTTGCCCGAGCCGCCCGCCGACTTCGACGAACGCCATGCGGCCAAATGGCTGGAACTTACCGCCAACATGCAGGAGATGGGGACGCTGGCAACACAAGACCTTGACAGTATCCGGGCTTACGTCGTTTTCTTTTTCCGATTTGAGGACGCCAACGCCGTGCTAAACAAGCAGGGCACGATCATTGAAACCAGCACCGGGGCGAAAGTCAACCCGGCGTGGCGGATTATGGTCGAAAGCCAAAAGGAATTGCGTACATTGTGGGCTGCATTCGGGCTTACACCCGCCGACCGGGCGCGGATCAAGATCGAGAAGCCAAAGCCGACCACCTCAATACTCGACTTCATGAGTGTGACCAAAAAGGCGCAATAAACAGGGATGATCCACAAAGCACAGGAATATATTGCAGGCATCGAAACCGGCCAAATACTGGCTTGTAAGTGGATAAAATTGGCCGTAAAACGCCACCTAAACGATTTAAAACGCCAAAAAACCGAGGCTTTCCCGTACTACTTTGACGAAGAACAGGCGGAAAGAACGTTAAATCTGTTCCAGTTTTTTAAATTCAGTAAAGGCGCATATGCGGGTAAGCCGTTTGATATTATGCCTTGGTTTGCAGCCATTGTGTACATTTTCTACGGGTGGCGAAAACCCGACGGCGGGCGCAAGTTCCGCAAGGTGTACATTAAGGTAGGGCGCGGGAACGCAAAAACAGAGAACTTGGTGGTGATAGGAAACATCGCCTTCCTGTTCGACGGCGTGCCGGATTCGGAGATATATTGGGCGGCCACCAAGCGCGACCAGTCAAAGATCGGGTGGGATAGGCAGCGAAAATCCCTGCAACAACTGTGCGCGGATAACCCGGAATTGTCGCCGATGCTTAACATCCCGATCGGCCACAATTCCAGCAAGATCAGTAAGCGGGACAGCCTATCATGGGTGTCGTACATGGGTAAAGATTCAAAGACGGAGGACGGATTAAGCCCGTATTGCGTCCTGGTGGATGAGTACCACGCATGGACAGACAACGGCGTGATGGAGGTATTGGAGTCCGGCATGGTGAAGTTCCCCGATCCATCAGTCGTACCGATGACGTGGATCATCACGACGGCGGGATTTAACCCCAACGGCCCTAACTCGGATTTTTTGAAGGCCTGCAAGAACATGCTGCAAGGCACGATCCAGAACGAAGAACTTTTGGCGTTCATTTACGAACTGGACGAAGCGGACGACTGGAAAGACCCGGCCAACTGGATAAAGGCAAACCCGGGGCTTGGTATATCCGTCACGATGGAGGGCTTGCAAATGGAGTTCAACCAGATCACGACGGGCGGGGCATCGGCGGAAAAGAACTTCCGGGTGAAAAACCTAAATGAAGAATGGAACGCCAAAGACGGCTGGATAGATAGCGAACTTTGGCAGGCGTGCATCGGCGACATACCGATTGAAGAAATACAGACGCGGGAATGTTGGGGCGGGCTTGACCTTGCAAACACCAACGACTTTAACGCTTTTGTGCTGTTTTTCCCGGCGCAAAATGCAGATGAAAAACACCTTATCCTGCCATATTTTTGGACTACCGAGGATAGTATAGAGCGCAACGGGAAACGGCGGCCGTTTGTGACACAATGGGCGGCCGACGGGCTGATCACTATTACATCAGACAATAGTACGGATTACGAACTGATAAGGCAGGACATAAACCAGATATGCAGCAACCTTCGATTGCAAGGGATTGCCTTTGACCCGCACTTATCCGGGTACTTAGCGCCGCTGCTTCAGCAGGACGGCGTGCGTATGATTAGTTACGGGCAATCGTGGCGCAACCTTTCACCCGCCGCCCAGGTATTTGAAAACATGATGCTACGGGGCGAAGTACTACATGAGGGCAACCCGGTTGCCGGATGGATGCTATCCAACGTGGCAATGCAATACGACCGGAACGAGAACCGCCTACCGTCGAAAGGCAGCAGCCCGGATAAAATTGACTTTGTGGCGGCGCTGCTAAATGCAATCGGGCTTTGGTTGCACGACCGGGGCGAGCAGCGGATGGGCGGGTCGTATTTATTTGAAGAGGATTCTAAAATTATAAAAGTATGAAATTATGATTAACGTAGATAGATTTATTGAAATTAAAATACACGGGAAAAACGAAGATGCTTTGCATGGCCAAGATGACATTACTCTTTATGTGGCTCTTAATAATTACGCGGACGAGTCGGATAAAAATGAAGATATAGAAATTCAGTTTAGAAATGAAGAAGAAGATTGCTGGCCGAGATTTAGGGCAACCAAAGAGGATGCAATCTTTTTAGCAAAATCAATTTTAGCATATTACGAAAAGATATGAAATTTCCCGAATCACAACACGCCCACAAATGGCTGGACGGCCTGACAGGCTTAGAAATAGGCGGGTCGGCGCATAACGCCTTTGGTCTGAATACGCTCAACGTTGACTATACCGACGACCCGAATACGGTTTTTAAGCAGTCGGAAGTACAGATGTGCGGGGAATATATGCCCGTGGCCATTGTCGCCGACGGGACAAAAATCCCGGTTGAGGATAAGTCGTTTGATTTTGTAATCAGCAGCCACGTTATCGAACACTTTTTCGATCCGATTGCAGCGCTGAAAGAATGGAGTAGGATAGCCCGAAAATATATCTATATTATCTGTCCAAAGCGCGACGCGCTGGAATCTGATCGGTCGCTGCCATTAACGCCGATTGAGGAAATCGAGGCGCGGCATTCGGGCGATATTCCAGCGCCGGAAATTGATCTGCACGGCCACTATTCCCGGTGGACGCCGAAAACCTTTTGCGATATGTGCGAGGCGCACGGCTTTTTCGTAATTGATTGCCTTGAAACCGACGATAAAGTCGGCAATGGGTTTACTGTAATACTAAAACCTTTAGAATGAATCCAGCAGCGATAATGATGTTTCGAGATGAAGAAGATATCATTTACGAAACGTTAAAAAAATGGCATGCAATCGGCGTGCAAGCCTTTTACCTTACCGACAACTGCTCTACCGATAATTCCATGAAAGAGGTAGAGCGGTTTAAGGCGGAAGCCGGGAATATTACAGTTAAGATCATGGAGAGTAATATCCTGAATTATCCGGGACGCGAGGTGTACAACTTCATGAAGAACCAGGCTATCCACTTAGGCCACGACTGGATATTCCCGATTGACGCGGATGAGCAACCCGCCAGCACCATCCCGAACTTTGATTTGCACAAATACCTACAAGAATTGGCCGACGCCAGCGAGTTCTACTTTTGCAGTTTTTCGATCCCTTACCGGGATAATTTCTGCAACGGAAAATCAAAGTGGCATGAACCACAAAGAAAGGTGTTTGGCCGCGTGCCTTACGCGTGGACGCTTAGTTATGGCAGCCATGAATTTTCGACCCAGTATTCCGAAAAACGCGACGACTTCTTCTATGAACACTACCCCGTCCGTAGTTACGAGCAGTTTCGGAAAAAAGCCATTAACTATATGACAGCAATGATCGGCAACCCCGATTTGCTATACCACCCGCACGCGCTCAACCACGAGAAATGGAAAGAGCAGGGCGAATCTTTTATCGAAAACTTGTACGAATCATGCTTATCTACTCTGCAATGGCCGCCATTGTGATTTTGTCCACCTGGGTGGTTTATGACGCCTTAAAACAGGTC